TACATCAACACATACAGAATTAAATTTACTAGATGGCGTTACAGCAAACACTACAGAACTTAACTATGTAGATGTTGCAACACTTGGTACTGTAGAAGCATCGAAAGCTGTTACAGCAGATGCAAACAAAGACATTACAGGTGTAAGAAATCTAACTATTACTGGTGCATTTTCAGCAGGAAGTGGTGTTGTTACTATGGCAGATGTTTACCCTGTAGGTTCAATTTACATAAATGCAGGAGTAACAACTAACCCTGCAACCTTGTTAGGATTTGGCACATGGGTAGCATTTGGAACAGGAAAAATGATAATTGGTTATGACGCATCGGATAGTGATTTTGACGCATTACAAGAAACAGGTGGTGCAAAAACACATACATTATCAGAAGCAGAACTACCATCTCACTACCACGATCAAGGTTATGGTGCAGACCAAACACCTAGACATGGAATAACAACAGGTTTATCTAGTGTTAGGATTGATAACGATGGAAATGCTTTCAACAGCACAAGTGCTGCACGAACATCATCAGTAGGTAGTGGTTCTGCCCACAGTATTTTAAACCCATACATAGTTGCATATATGTGGAGAAGAACTGCGTAATGCCTGTATTTCAAGCACCTCCTCCAAAAGGATTAATTAAAGATACTAACAATACTATTATACCTTTTGAGTTTTACTCAGAAGCATCTAATGTTAGGTTTGCCGATAGTGCTGCAAAAAAAATTCAAGGACATGATCAGGTATTCGGCACACCGACTGTTGCACCTTACTTTGTACTAAACTGGTCTTATGATGTAAACTCATTTTGGTTTTATGCAGGAACTGCAAAGATTTTTAGACTAAGTGGCACATCAACACATACAGATTTTACTAGATCATCGGGTGGTGATTATTCAACTAATTTAGACACAGTAGGAAATTGGACAGGAACAATTTATAATGGTTTACCGATACTTTGTAACGGAATAGATGATCCTCAATGTTTAGCTACAACTGGGGCAAGTGCATTTAGTGATTTAACTAATTGGCCATCGAACACAACTTGTAAGACTATAAAAGCATTTGGTAACTATTTGATGGCACTTAATCTTACAGAAAGTGGTACTAATCTTCCTAACAAAGTTAGATGGGGTGATACAGCAGAAGATTTTAATTATCCGTCTTCATGGGCAGCATCAGCAACAAATGACGCAGGTGCAGTTACTATAGGCGATGAAGCAGACGACATTATAGATGGCCTTGCTCTAAAAGAGTCATTTATAATTTACAAAGGCAACTCTACATGGATAGCTAACTATATAGGTGGTAATCTTGTTTTTAGCTTCAAGAAGTTGTTTAACGATACAGGAATACTAACCAGAAACTGCGTACAAGAATTTGAGGGTAATCATTTTGTAGTAACACA